AAGGTAGGAAACAGAACTTATTGGGATTGGTGGAAAATGGTAACTAAGTGCAAAAATATTAACTCTAACACTAAGATAAAGAACGTTTTAATGTTCTTTATTAACTGTTGCCCCACGTTTTTAATGTGGGGTTTTTTTTATTTGCTATATTTACAATATGGATAACAACCAAATCGGATGTTTGGCAGAGTATAAATTTGCAACTGTTGCAATGGAATTAGGCTTTTATGTTTCTTTTCCGCTACTAAATACCTCTAGATACGACTGCATTATAGAAACGCCAAAAGGATTGTTTAAAATACAAGTAAAATCAGTTCAAAAGAATAGAGATAGATCACGAGTATTTATAAGAGATACCAAAAATAACAACTATAAAAAAAAGGATGTCGATTTTTTTGCAATCTACTTCCAAGAAAAAGACGGATTTTTTATTATTAAAAATGACGGCATTGCAAAATCTTTAGAATTAACATCGGCCAAATATTCAAAATTTTTTAATAACTTTGCAGAACTTTGAATGTTTTTCAATTTTGTTTTCCTACAAAAAGGCGCCGCAAATTAATGTGGCGCTTTTTTTTTATCTTTACAAAAATATTCTATTATGAAACTAAAAATCAAACAATCAATTTTAAGAGGTGATAAAAGATATAATGAAGGCGATATTATTGAACTGGATGAAAAAACCGCTGATAATTGGATTTTAAAAGGCTTAGCCTCAAAGATACGCAAGAAGCAAAATAAAGAAGTTTTTGAGACAAAAGAACTAAAAGTTGAATTTAAAGAAATAAAATCAAATGAGACAAATAAAGATTAACGCAACAACCGGAAATGAAATATTGACGGCTCAAAATGTGAAAGATTACGTTCGCGTTGATACAAGCGCCGACGATAATTTAATCACTTCAATGATTACACAAGCTAGAATCTGGTGTGAAAATTATATTTCACGAGATATTGTTGCAAAAAATAGAACGTATTATCTAGATACAACAAATGGACTTTTTGATTTACCATTTGGCCCAATTGCTAGTGTTTCAGAAATAACATTAAACGGAACTATTACAACCGACTATGAAATTTTAGGTTTAGACAATGAAACTATTGAATTAGATGGCGGTATTTCTGAAAGAGTTAAAATAACTTACATAACTTTAGGTATAAATGATTCTTTAGTTAAACAAGCTATGTTGCAGTTAATATCAACGTATTATGATAACAGAGCGGATTTTACAACAGAGCAAAATGATGTTGGCGAAATACCTACATCAACAAGAAATATTTTAAATTCATATAAAGTAATGTTTCTATAATGGATGCCGGAAAACTAAACTCAAAAATTACAATAAAGCGATTGATTAAAACGCCAGATCAATTTGGTGGTTTTAATTCTACATTGTCAGAAGTTGCGACTGTTTGGTGCGATTTAAAGCAATTAAGCGGAGATGTAAGCGATAGATTCGGAAAAAGAACACAAGATATTCAAGTTGAAATAATGATGCGTAAAAACACCGCTGATTTAATTCAGTTAGGAGACATATTTACACTAGAGGGCGGATCACAAAATTATCGGATAAATGAAAAGTTCGAGTTTGATTTAAATTTTTATACTAAATTATTAGCAACTAAATCCAAATAAAAAAAATGAGTATTAAAATTGACAAATCGGATTTGGCTCAACTTAAAAAAAAGTTAGACAATTTACGCGCCTTTGATAAAAACACATTGTCAAAGGAGTTAGGAACGGCCGGTTTAGATATTGCTAGAATTGCTAAAAGAGCAGCGCCAGTTGACAAGGGTACTTTAAGGCAATCAATAAAGTCAGAGAAAAAAGGCAAAACTGTTGAAATTATAGCCGGTGCAAAATATGCGCCTTATGTAGAATTTGGTACGGGTTCATTTGTAAATTTTGACGATATGATACAACTTGGCATTCCGGTTAGTTATGCGGCACAATTTAAAGGCTCAAAGCCGGGATATATGAAACCGCAACCATTCTTTTTTAGTTCTGCTAGAATAGGATTAAAAAAATTATTAATTCGTTTAAATGGCGAAATACAAAAAGCAATAAAATAATATGTTAGAAGCGATTCATTATGTAAGAAAAGCAATCATTGCAAAATTAAACGGAAATATTTTATTAAACAATATTGCAGTTCCGGTTTATAATCGCATTCCAACAGATGCAACATATCCGTTGATTCGAGTATATTCAGTTACAACAGATGAAACCGATCAAAATCAACAATCATTTAACACCGAGACAATCACAAGAATTGAATGTATTACAAAATTCTATTCAGACGATGGCGGACAATTAGATTGTAATTTAATGGCCTCGCAATGTCTTGAACAAGTGAGAACGAGATCGGCGAATTATATTGACATTTCTGCAAATGGTTTTAATGTTTACACAAGCGTAAATGAAGGCGTTACTTATTTAGAAGATGACTTGTCAGATTTCACATATTTTCGCGCTATAATTGAAATATCAAATAAAATTGAGCAGATTAATCCGTAATGGCGTCAATAGTTTATACTATTCAGAGAATTTACCAAGGTTATATTGAAAAAAAAGAGAAAAAGCCAAAAAATGAGAAAAATAAATAAAATAATAGTTCATTGTAGCGCAACACCCGAAGGCCGAAAAGTAAGTGCCGAAACAATTAGGAGTTGGCATCTTGAAAGAGGGTTTACAGATATTGGATATCATTATATTGTCCATTTAGACGGAATTATTTCTTATGGAAGGAATGTTGAAAAAGTTGGCGCACATTCAAGAGGGCAAAATTCTATGTCGTTAGGGGTTTGTTATATCGGCGGTTTAGACGAGTGTTTAGACGCAAAAGATACTAGAACAACACAACAAAAAGATAGTCTTTTAGACTTGCTTAAAACCTTAAAAAAATTGCATCCTAAAGCCGTTATTTATGGCCATAGAGATTTTAGCACAAAGGCTTGTCCAAGTTTTGATGCGTTTGATGAATATAAATATATTGTGTGATGACAAAGAAAAAATTTAAAGACACGAAAGTTGGTCAATTTATACTAAAAAAAATACCCGGATTTATTGGCGAGGTACTTCCAGAAAATGGAGTTTTAGGAATCGTTAAAAATATAATTGACAATGAGCCTAGTATTTCTTCTGAACAAAAAAAAGAATTAAACGACGAACTAATTGAATTCTATAAATTAGAAGTTGCAGACAGAGATTCCGCAAGAAAAAGAGAAGTTGAAAAAGCAAAATCGGGAGGTTTCGATTTTATGTTTAATTTAACCGGTGTTATTGGTTTAGGCGCCTTTTCTTTTATTATTTATGCAATTGTATTTCTTCAAATCCCGGAATCTAACAAAGAGGTTTGGATTCACTTAATTGGAATTTGTGAAGGGATTGTATTGTCTATTTTTGGGTATTTCTTTGGATCAGCAATAAGAAAAAACGACTAGCAAAAAGACAATTTTAATTTTTGTATTTTTGTGAATATAAAATTTAAATAAAAAAAATGGCGTCAGATTTATATTATTCTAGTGAATTTCAAAAATTATCATTCGGAGACAAAGGTTTAAGAGTAATTGCTGCATCAGCTACATCTTCAGCGGGAGAAAACTTTTGCGCAATACAAGCAATAGAATCCTCAGTAATTTCTTGCGACATTGATACAATAGGAGGCGATACTTCAATAAGTTCGTTATCTATGAGTACCGGTGTTGTTATTTATGGAAACTTTGATGATATTAGTGTTGCAAGTGGTAAAGTTATTTGTTATTTAAGATAAAAATATATGATTGGATTAGGTTTAAGTTTACAAGTTAATCAAAAAAGTATTTTTTACTCTTTAATAGTTCAAAATTACGTTGCAAGAGTTATTGCTGACGGCGGAACAATTGAGGCGGTTGATTGCGTACAATCAAAATTGTCTTTATAAAAAACAACATAATAAATAAAACTCTAAAAATATGTCTTTAGCGGATCAAGCAAGTCTTTTATTAATCCCAAGTGGTTACAAAGAATCAAAAATTTATTCAGTATTTCCTACAACTGGCGTTGGAGATTTTACATTTAATCGTAATTCATCGGCTACTAGAATAGCAAAAAACGGCTTAATTACTTCGGTTGCAACAGATATTCCTAGACTAGACTATCCTTTAATTGATGGTGTAGTAAATGGATGTCCTAGTGTGTTATTAGAGCCT